AACAGCAACTCCAAACTTATATACAGATGCTTCAGGTAATGCATTTGATATGGTTGCTAGTAACTGGAAATACTTAACATACACACCAAGTACAACTGCTCCAACAGCATTAACAGCTGACGGTGCATTATGGTACAACAGTATTGTAGACGAAGTAGATATGATGATACACAATGGTACTACTTGGGTAGGTTACCAAGACTCAACAGCACCGTTCTACGATGCTAATAGTGCAGACAAAACTGATCCAGCAGGACCAATTGTTAGTGCTACTGAGCCTACTAAACAGTCAGATGCAACTGATCTTAAAAATGGTGACATTTGGATTAGTACAGCAGACTTAGAAAACTATCCAAAAATTTACAAATACAACGCTACTTCATTAAAGTGGATTGCACTTGATACAGGTGACCAAACTACTGAAGATGGTATATTATTTGCAGATGCACGTTATGGTACAAGTGGTGTTAACGGTGATACAGCGGCAACGATCCCTGCATTACTAGTAAGCAACTTCTTAGACTTTGACGCTCCGGATCCAGCACTATATCCAAAAGGTATGTTGCTATGGAACATGAGACGTTCAGGATTTAACGTTAAGAAATATGTACGTAACTATATTGATACTTCAGGACTTAACATTAGATTTAACAATGATGAGTCAATGGCGGCATACGCAACTAATAGATGGGTAACTGAATCAGCTAACCAAGAAAATGGTGCAGGCTCGTTTGGTAGAAAAGCTCAACGTAAAGTTGTAGTACAAGCATTACAAGCAATGGTTAACAGCAACGCTGATATTAGAGATGATAATTCAAGAATCTTTAACTTGATGGCTTGCCCAGGTTACTCAGAGCTAATTGGTGAAATGAAAACACTTAACTATGATAGAGGCATTAGTGCGTTTGTTGTAGGTGACTTACCGTTTAGATTAACACCAGATGCAACTTCATTAAACGAATATGCAACTAACGTAAATCTTGCAGTAGAAGATAATGACGATGGATTAGTTACATTTGATGAATACTTAGGTGTGTTTTATCCAAGTTTATTCTCAAGTGATAACGCAGGTAACAACGTAGTTGTTCCAGCAAGTCATGGTATACTACGCACAATGGCATTAAGCGATCAAGTATCGTTTCCATGGTTTGCTCCAGCAGGAACAAGACGTGGTGGAATTACAAATGCTTCAAGTGCAGGATACATTACAAGCGAAGGTGAATTCCAAAGCGTAGCACTTAACGAAGGACAGCGTGATACATTATACGGTAATGCTATTAACCCTGTAACGTTCTTAAGTGGTGCAGGACTTGTTAACTTTGGTCAAAAGACAAGAGCTAAAAATGCTAGTGCTTTAGACAGAATCAACGTTGCAAGACTAGTAATTTACTTACGTTCGCAGTTTAACAAACTTGCTAAACCTTATATCTTTGAGCCAAATGACAAAATCACACGTGATGAGATTAAAGCACAGGCAGATAGTTTACTATTAGAGCTAGTAGGACAAAGAGCATTATATGACTTCTTAGTAGTATGTGACGAAAGTAACAATACTCCAAGTAGAATTGATAGAAATGAACTTTACTTAGACGTAGCAATTGAACCAGTGAAAGCAGTGGAGTTTATTTACATTCCATTAAGGCTTAAAAACACTGGTGAGATAGCAGGGCTTTAATATGATAAATACTTACAAGCAGGAGATATTATAATGGCAATTTCAACACTAAGCAAAATTACAGTACCTTTGGATTCTAGCTCTTCAGCTAGTAACCAAGGTTTGTTGATGCCGAAACTACAATACCGCTTTAGAGTGAGTCTTGAAAATTTTGGAGTATCAACACCAACAACAGAACTAACCAAACAGGTTGTAGACGTAACAAGACCAAACGTTAGTTTCGAACAGATCACAGTAGACGTGTATAACTCACGTGTATACCTAGCAGGTAAACACACTTGGGAACCAATTACACTTAACTTACGTGAAGATGTTAGTAACAACGTACAAAAACTTGTTGGCGAGCAACTACAGAAACAATTTGACTTCTTCGAACAAAGTTCGGCGGCGTCAGGTAGCGATTACAAATTCGTTACAAGAATTGAAATATTAGACGGTGGTAACGGTGCTAATACAGCAAGTGTACTAGAGACATTTGAATTGTATGGTTGTTACTTAGAGTCAGCAAACTATAACAGCTTGTCTTACTCTACTAACGATCCAGTAACTGTTGCACTAGCAATACGCTACGATAACGCTATTCAAAGCCCACAAGGTACAGGCGTAGGAACAGCAATCGGACGTACAGTTAACACAGCTATTACAGGCGGCGGCGCAAGTTAATAGTTAACAATATTTCCTGAAACTTAAAAAGGGTGTCAATTAATTTTGACATCCTTTTTTATTCTGTACGCACTTATCTTATTAGGATAAATATTAATACAGGAGAGTAACAATGGCAAATAAACTCAACGGGTTTTTAGATAATTTAGTAAGTGGTGCATTAAGCCCTAAAGGTAACTTAGGCGACCAAGCACACGCGGCTCGACTTTTTTTGTTGATGACGCACATACTAAGTCCTAAAAGTAAATTTCTTTATCACGTAAGTTTTAATTTAAATCCTGAAGCAGTACAATTAATTCCTCAATTAAAAACACAAGAAATTAATATGCTTGTTAAAAGTGTTGACTTGCCTAAGTATCAAATTGCAACAACACTAAAGCATCAATACAATAAGAAAAGAAATTTACAAACAAGATTAGATTACGATCCTATTAACGTTGTATTCCACGATGACAACTTTGGTCAAACAACTGCTATGTGGGAAGCATACTATAGATATTATTTTAAAGATGGTAACTATGCAAGTATAGACGGAAGTACAAATCCTAATACTTCTAATGCGGCGTACAATAGAGGATCAAGTTATCAAGGTGAAGCGGCAAACAGTTTTAGATACGGTATGGATAACGATTCTCTTAAACCGTTTTTTGAAAGTATTCAAATTTATCAAATGTCGAGAAAACGTTACACAGCGTTTACATTAGTTAACCCTATCATTAGTGAATGGGGACACGACACTATGGACAACAGTTCAAGTGACTCAGTTGCAAACAACATGACAATACAATACGAAACTGTATGGTATGCAAGAGGACCAGTTAAAGATGGTTCAGCACCTAAGAGCTTTGGTAGTGCAAGTGGCCATTACGATCAAGTACCAAGTCCTAATTCATTAGGAGGAGGTGGAACTAGTAGTGTGTTCGGTGTTGGCGGTATTGCAGGCGGTATTGGTGAAGTGTTTGGAGACATTAGTAGTGGGGCGGCATTTAGCAGTCCAACAAACTTTTTAGGTACAGTATTAAAAGCAACTAGCATAACGCAAAATGCTAAGAGCTTAGGTAAAGAAGGACTACGTGAAGAAGGATTTGGAATACTAAAAGACCAAATTGGTAAAGCAACTGGCATTGATGTTAGTGGCGTAGCAAATCTTGCATTTCCTAAGTCAGGCGGTTCAGGTGGTAGCTTTAGCACTATTGCTACAGTTGCAGGCTTAACAACACTAGCCGGAGTTGCTAGTGGTAAAATTGGTAACCCACTAAGTAGTGTTACTAACTTCTTAAAAGGAAATCCAGGTGCGGCTGACTCAGTAGCTAAAAGTACTTTCTTTAAGAAGGATCATATTAACAACGGCGGATCACCGTTACCGGAAATTATTAGTGCGGCATACAATGCACAAACGGCGGCAGATAAAGCATCAGCAAGAGAAAAAGCTATTTCAAATGCTAATGGTAATACTCTATTTACATAGGATTAATTTATGGGCGACAATATATCAACTAACAAAAATAGTACACCAACTAATTTATATGGTAACCTTCCAGCTAAGGCAGGCGATAGTGCGACTAAAGTAAAACAATTCTTTAATCAATATTATTCAGAACCATTTGAATTTTCAAGTAACGAAGTTGATGCAACTGTAGCTTTCTTTTCTAAAAGAGGCTTTGATGAAGTTAGTGCTAATAGTGTTGCAACTATTGTTATGCAACAAGCAAAAATTGATAACGTAAAAATCTTTGAGTTAATAGATACACTTGCCGGATTTGACCAAGTACAATTAAGTTCAGTAATTACAGAAATTTTAAATTACAATAGATCAAAAATCAGTACACTAGGTTACAAAGTAGACCAAGCAACTAATAAATTAGAAACTAGAAACATAGTGGTATAATGCTATGGGTAAGTTTGCTCAGGGTCGGTATACATTAAAGTACCCCGAAAAATACTTAGGTACAAAGACACCTATATACAGAAGTAGTTGGGAATTTGCATTTATGAAATTCTGCGATGAAAGTCCTAGTGTTAGTAAATGGGCAAGTGAAAGTGTTAAGATACCATATAGAAATCCATTAACAGGTAAGCATACAGTTTATGTACCAGATTTCTTAATACAATACAGCGATAAAAATGGTAGACCACATGTTGAACTAATTGAAGTTAAGCCTGATAATCAAACTATGAAAGAGAATGTTGGACGTGATAAATGGCGTCAAGCACAGTATATCCAAAATGTTGCTAAGTGGGAAGCCGCTAGAGCGTGGTGTAAACAGAAGAAAATCTTCTTTAGAGTTATAACCGAAAAAGACATTTTTCACTCAGGCAAACGAAAATAGGATAAATAATAGTAGCATATAATGGAAAACCAAAATGACTAAGAAACTAGAAGAATTACTCAATTTGCCTGAAAGTCAGGAAATTATTAAACAAGAGCAATCAAACTCTAATGATGTTGTTAAAGCAGACCAACAAGAAGACTTTAGAGATATTGCAGAACTTGATAAAATTACTGCGGCATTACCAGCTGTAAAAGGACTAGGTGAATTAGCAGATAAAGAACTCAACGAAATTGCACTAAAGGCTACTACAGCCTATGATGATCTAATGGATTTGGGTATGAATGTGGAGAGTAGATATAGTGGCAGAGTATTTGAAGTGGCTGGAGGAATGCTTAAAACGGCTCTTGACGCCAAGGTTGCGAAACTAGATAAGAAATTAAAAATGATTGACTTGCAACTTAAGAAAGAAAAGCAAGATAAAGACAGCGGATATGAAGATTCTGGGCTTGTAAATGGTGAAGGATACGTAGTTACTGACCGTAACAGTTTGCTTGAGAAATTGAAAAACATGGATAAATAAACATATAAGGAACTGATATGAAGACATTTGCAGATTATTTAACAGAGTCGAAAAAGACTTATAAATTTAAAATTGGTATTGCAGGCGAACTACCTGAAGGTTGCATGGACACTATGGAACAATCACTTCAGAAGTTTGGTGTAATGAATATGACGGATTGTAAACGAACACCGATTACAGAACGCCCATTAGATTTTCCACAGTTACAAAACTGCGAAGTTAATTACTGCGAAGCGGAATTAGCATATCCTACTATTGCACCTGTGTTAGCAGAATACTTAACACAGACATGCGGGTTACCACAGTCACACTTAATTGTAAGAAACTTAGATGCTCCACAAGAGCAATATCAAGATACAGAATACACTAAAGTTTATGAGCCAGCATTAGGTAGCGACTTACCAGAATCAGATCCAGCAGTTCATAAGCAAGTGACAGGTGAAAGAGTTATGGGCTTACTAGCAGAGCTAGAACAAGCACGTAAAGAAAGAGAGAATGATCCAATAGGAAGCATTCAACCAAACAAAGAACAAATTCAAGATATGGGCGAACCACAAAGCAAAAGCCCAATGGGGAGCAAATAATATGAAACTAAATGACATTTACAAAAAAATTGATGACCTTAACGAAGCGGCATCAATGAACATTTCATTAACAGGTGATAGTCCACAAGAAGTAGGCGAATTATTTAAAGTGTTAGGAGATAAAGATCTTAACCCAGAGCCAATGCCAAGTTTAGGTATGCGTGGCGACATTGAGAAATCAATGGACATTATGAAAAAGATGGATGGTCCAAAAGATGGTCCAATGCCAATGAAGATGCCAAGTGACATGCCAACGAAACTTACAATGCAAGATGAAAACGTAGGTGAAGAGGCAGAAGTTGAAGTTTCAGATGAAATGAAAGGACAAATTAATCAGTGGATTGAAAAGTATTCTAAGTACGAAGGCGGTAACGGAGACACATTACCAGAAGGTTATGTAACGTGGGCATTGGACTCAGGTATTGCTACAGACTTTTATGAACAAAATGAAGTAGAAGCATTTAACAAAGTGAAAGGTTACAATGCTGATAGCAATGATAGTGAATGGTCCGATGAAGACCACGATGATTTTGCAGATAACAAATCAGGTGCAAGTCCGATTACAAGTACATGTCTAAAAATGCTTAATAAAATTACAGGCGATGGTTCTATTGAAGACAATGCTCATATTATTGACGCAGTAATGAACGGTAAAAGAAACGAAGATTATGCTAACAGTCCAGATGAACAACATCAGGATACAAAGTATATGACTAAAGACTTAGCAGGCGGACTTAATAAAGAAAAGAAATCATATCCAAAAGTAGCAGGCGGTGATAATCCAATGGCACTTGAAAATAAGATTAGAGAAGAATTAAAAGCTAAGTTTGCTGAAAAGTTTGGCGAAGCAAAAGAAGATAGTTTCGACGAAGCTGGCTGTAAAAAAGAAATGAAACGACTTGACGCAAGTGGATGTTCAAAAAATGAAATGCTTAAAAAAGTAGATTCTAAATTTGGTTGCGGCAAAGAAAAATTTGAAAAGCTATACGCAAGTAGTTGCGGTGGACACTAAGGAGATATAAATGGCTGGATTTGCAAGAACTACAGGATTAAGTGTTACAGCAGGTAATGTATATTCTCATGGTGCTAAAGGGTTTTTAATCACAGTACAAGTTGCTGGTAATA